CATGCACGCATGCCGCCTTTTTCCTTACACTCTGCGACGGTTAGTCGGGACTTACCATGCAGTTGTGGCTCTTGGGCTTGACGATCGGCGGCGCAGTACTGGCTGCGGCCGGCTTGGTGTGGCTCACTCACCATCATGACCACGACAACGGCGGCACTTAGGGCGGCGACGTACGAGGTCGAGTCGCGGACCCCGGTCCAGGTGGCGACGTGGTCGGGGGCTGTGCGTCCGCGGCTTCTGGTGGCCCCGGAGGCGACGTCCAGTGAGGGGCCGGCGACGGCCGCGCTGGCTGCTAGCGCGGGTCTTCGGCTGGATCCTTGGCAGGCGAATGCGCTGAACGTGGGGTTGGCGCGGCGGGCGGGTAGTTGGTCGTCGTTCGAGGTTGCGTTGGTGGTGGCGCGGCAGAACGGCAAGGGCGCGATCTTGGAGGCGCTGGAGCTGGGGGCGCTGTTCCGCTGGCGCGCGAAGCTGATCATGCATTCGGCGCACCAGTTCAAGACGGCCCGTGAGGCATTTACACGCGTGGCGGATCTGATCCGGTCGTCGCCGGAGCTGTCGGCGGAGCTGAAGCCGGGGCGGGCGGGGATCACGACCGCGACCGGCAATGAGGCGATCAACCTGCGGACTGGGCAGCGGCTGCGGTTCATCGCGCGGTCGCGCAGTTCCGGTCGTGGGTTCTCCCCGGACTTGATCGTGTTGGACGAGGCGTGGGAGCTGGCCGAGGAGGACGTTGACGCGCTGCTGCCGGGCATGTCGGCTCGACCGGATCCTCAGGTGTGGTACACGACGAGCGCGCCGGATCAGCTGAAGCACCCGAACTGCCACGTGATTTCGAAGATTCGCCGCCGGGCGCTGGGCGGTGAGCCTGATGTGGCGCTCATGGAGTGGTCGCCGGTGTCTGAGGGGCTGACGGTGGACGAGCGGTCGGCGCTGCGGGAGGACCGGGAGGCCTGGCGGCAGGCGAATCCGGCGATGGGGATCCGGATCAACCCGGCGCACATCGGGCGGGAGCTGCGGTCGATGGAGCCGCGGAGCTTCGACGTGGAGCGGTTGTCGATCGGGGATTGGCCGTCGGGCGCGGAGGGGGTGTGGACGGTGGTCCGGGAGGCTGCGTGGCGTGCTCGGGCTGGGGCGGCTCCCCGGCCGGAGGACTGTCCGGTGTTGGCGGTGGGCATCGGCCGTGCGTGGGATGTGGATGCGACGGCGATGGCGGCGTGTTGGGCGCAGGGTCCGGTGCCGACGCTGGCGGAGTTGGTGGACGAGTGGCGGGCGCGGCAGGCGGTGCGCCGTGCCGCGGAGCTGGCCACGCTGCGCCGGTTGCAGAAGGCCGCGGGCGGGAAGCCTGATCCGACGGTGTTGCCGGCCGATGACGCGGAGCCACCCGGCGAGGATGAGCTGCCGCGGTTCGGCCGGGAGCGTGTGGTGTCGGTGATCGAGGCCGGGCCGGGCACGGACTGGGTGGTCGGGAAGGTGTCGACGATGCTGGATCGCTGGCCGGTGTGCGCGGTGGTGTTGGACGAGTCGTCACCGGCTGGCGTGCTCCGCCCGAAGCTGGAGCAGGCGGGCGTGCAGGTGTTGCTGATCCCGAAGGCCCGGGAGGTGGCGCAGGCGTTCGGTGGGTTCGTGCAGGCCGTGCAGGGGGATGCGCCGTCGCTGCGGCATTACGGGCAGGAACTGCTCGATGCGTCGGTGTCGGTGACGCTGGCCCGGCCGCTGGGGGATGCGAAGGTGTGGGCCCGCAAGGGTGCGGACATGTCCGCTTCAGAGTCGGCGGGTCTGGCATTGTGGGGTTTCGAGCAGCGCGCCTACGACTACGCGGGCGCCGTCGACATCATGGAGACGATCTACTGATGGGGCGATTCCGGAAGATCGCAGAGTCGGGCGCGACCGTCGCGGGTACCACGGTGCGGGGGGTGATCACCGGTCTCGGCGTGCTCGGCGCGGCTCTGGTTGTCGCTGGCGTGCACACGCTGTGGGGGAAGGGATGGTCGCTGATCACTGCGGGGGCGTTCATACTGCTCGCATCCTGGGAGCGCAACCGCGGTCAGGGGGGGTGACGGATGGGCGTGTTCGTGGGGCCGCGCCAGAAGCGGCTCAACGGCGCGACGTGGTATTCGGGCGACCCGGTGATTCCGCCGAACAGTGCGACCGGGCTGGGGTTCGGGTCGTCGCTGGCGCCGTCGGTGGCGAACTCGGCAGAGTCGGCGCTGCGGAAGATCGCCGTCTGGGGTGCCACGAACCTGATCGCCGGAGTGATCAGTTCGCTTCCGGTGGACGGGTTCAGTGGGGACGGGGCGACCAAGCGCGGGGTGTCCCTGCCGCGGTTCTTCGAGAATCCTGACGGATCGGGTCAGGGGCTGTCGGACTGGGTGTACCAGTACCTGTTCTCGTGTCTGCTGCGCGGGAACGGGTTCGGCTACATCGGTGACACTGACGTGCTCGGCCGGCCGACGCTGATCAAGCTGATCCACCCGGACCGGGTGTCGTACTGGGAGAGGCGGGAGCAGTTCGCGCCAGTTCAGGAGACTTGGCACTTCGAGGGTTCGAAGGTCGATAACGACCGGGTGTGGCATCGCCGGGTGCATTCGGTGCCGGGTCAGATGTTCGGCCTGTCGGTGGTGCGTTTGCACGCGACGACGATCGGCCAGGGCCTGGCCGCCGCCGCGTTCGGGTACCGCTGGTTCACCGACGGCGCGCACCCGTCGGCGATCCTGCAGAACACGTCCGCGGAGAAGATCACCGACAGTCAGGCCACGGGGGTCAAGCGGAAGTTCCTGAACGCGATCTGGGGGACCCGCGAGCCGCTGGTGCTGGGATCGGGCTGGACGTACCAAGCGATCCAGGTGTCGCCGGAGGAATCCCAGTTCCTGGACACCCAGCAGTACACCTCCGCGGAGTGCGCGCGGATCTTCGGCCCGGGCGTGGCCGAGGTGCTCGGCTACCCGACGGGGGACAGCAAGACGTACGCGAATGTCGAGCAGCGCGCCGTCGACCTGCTGCGGTTCACCATCGGCCCGTGGCTCACGCACATCGAGCGGGTGCTGTCGGAGCTGCTGCCCAAGCCGCGGTACGTGAAGTTCAACCGCGACGCGTTGCTGGCGACCGACCTGCTCACGAGGTACCGGGCGCACCAGATCGCCATCTCGTCGAAGTTCACGACACCGGACGAGGTGCGCGAGCTGGAGGACATGCCGCCGCTCACGCCAGCGCAGAAGGACGAGCTGACTACGGCGCCGACGGTGGCGCCACCGACCCAGGTGGAACAGGTGAACCAGCAGTGACGACACGCACCTACGAAGAGGCCGCCGCCGCCCGGTCGAAGCGGGTGCAGGTGCGTCACCGCCCGTCCGCCCGGCGCTCCGCCCCCGGTGTGCCCGGCCGCAACGCCACCGGCCCGCTGTCCGCCCGCATCTCAGTGCGCGAGCAACCAACCGCCGACGGCCTGCCGATCCTCGACGGGTTCGCCAGCGTCACTCAGACGCCGTACGAGATGTGGGACGCGTTCGGGCCGTACACCGAGGAGGTGGACGGTGCCGCGTTCGACCGGACCCTCGCCAACGACCCGGACGTCAAATTCCTGTTCAACCACGCCGGTATGCCGATGGCGCGCACGTCGAACATGGCGCCGGAGACCGCGGGCTCGCTGGCGCTGTCGATGGGCACCGCGGACAACGGAGCCCCGGCCCTGCATTCGGTCGCCGTGCCGCTGCCGCAACTCGAGGTAACCCAGCAGGTCCTGATCGCCGCGCGGGCCGGCCTGCTCGACGAGATGTCCTTCGCCTTCATGATCGTCCGCGGCGCATGGTCGGACGACTACATGAAGTACACGATCTACGAGGTCGACCTGAACCGCGGCGACACCTCGATCGTCACCTACGGGGCCAACCCGCACACGTCGATCGACGTCCGGTCGGCGCCAGCGCTGGACACTGCGTCTACCGTTGACGCGCAGGCACGGGCACGAATCGCGGTCGCACTGAGCCGGTCGCGGGAGTTCAACCGCACGTAGCAGCACGCACCGCACGCACGAACCCCACGCGGATAGGGGTTCCTGGCCTGGCTGGGCCTGGCGCGCTACCTGACGGTAGTAGACACACCTACTGCCAAAGGGGAACACGCAATGACCCTGCTCGAACAGCTTCGCGCGCAGCGCGACGTGTGGCGGGCCCGGCTTGACGAGCTGGGCAGCGTCACCGGTCGGCAGCTCACCACCGACGAACTGCGCGAGATCGACACCATCATGTCGGCCACCGACGGCCTGCCGGCGATGGACGCGCGGATCGCCACCCTCGAGGATGACCAGCGGCGCCGGGAACTGGTCAGCGCGGTCCGCGCGAACGCCACCGACAACAGCTCCCCCACCGAGGGCAACCCGGAGACCGTGGTCACGGAGCGCGCCGTCGGCGGTGCCCAGGTGCAGGACCCAGAGCCGTACGCCCAGGGCGGCCAGCGTTCCTACTTCCGGGACCTGACACTGCTGTCGCTGCAACAGCTGAAGCCGGAGGAGGAGCGGCGGGAGATCTACGACCGGATGACTCGCAACCTCCGGCACGCCCGCGACATCGCCGGCCGCCGCGTCCGGCAGGCCGGCGAGAACGGCGCGCGGCTCCCGCACCAGATCCGCGCCCTCACTACCACCGACGGCGCCGGGGGCGAGTTCGTCCCGCCGCTGTGGATGATCGACGAGTACATCGCGCTGGCCCGGGCCGGGCGCGTCACCGCGAACCTGCTGCGGCAGCTGCCGCTGCCCAGCGGTACCGACACCATCTCGCTGCCGAAGGTGGCCACCGGCACGGCTACCGCCGAGCAGGCCACGCAGAACACCGCCGTGCAGAACACCGACGCGACCACGAGCAGCGTCACGGCGAACGTGGCCACCATCGCCGGGCAGCAGGTCGTCGCGCTCCAGCTGATCGATCAGTCGCCGGTCAACATGGACGAGATCCTCATGGCCGACCTGTCCGCGGACTACGCCACCAAGGTCGGCGTGTTCGTGATCTCGAACAACGCGGCCGGCAAGCTCGGCATCCTGAACGTGGCCAGCCCTGCGAGCCTGGCGTACACGAACGCCTCGCCGACGGTCGCGCTGTTCTACTCGGCGATGGCGAACAACATTCAGTCGATCCACACGCAGCGGTTCCTGCCGCCGGACGTGATCGTCATGCACCCACGGCGGTGGGCGTACCTGCTCGCCGCGTCGGACACCACGGGCCGCCCGCTGGTGGTGCCGACCGGCGGCGGCCAGCAGCCGATGAACGCGGTGGCGGCGGCGAGCACGGTCGCGTCGGAGGGTCTCGTCGGCTACATGCAGGGCCTGCCGGTCTACGTGGACCCGAACATCCCGACGAACCTGGGTGCTGGCACCAACCAGGACCCGGCGCTCATCTTCCGCAGCAGTGACCTGATCCTGTTCGAGGGCACCCCGCAGCCGCGGGTGTTCGAACAGACGAAGGCCGACCAGCTGTCGCTGCTGCTGGTGTTCCACAACTACATCGCGCTGCACGCCAGCCGGTACCCGAAGTCGATCGCTGTGGTCAACGGCACCGGCATGGTGGCCCCGACCTTCTGAGCGGGGTAGGTAGGTCACGCGGGACGGGCGCGGAAGGGCGCCCGTCCCGTCCCACCCAGGAGGGAACAGCAATGGCACAGTCGACAGACCCGATGGCCGGGGCCACCGCGCCAGCCCAGGACGCGGCCGGTCAGATCAAGGACAGTTCCTGGCCCAAGCCGGGCGAGGAAGGCTACGTGCACCCGGACGGCACCGCGCAGTCCGTACAGCAGCTCGAAGACAACCGCCGGGCCGCCGCGGACCGGGCCGCCGCAGGTTCCCTGGTGCACGGTGCGCCGGGCCCGCAGCGCGGTGGCGACCCGGGCGCGGTGAACGCCGCGGTCGCCCGGGCGGAGGCCTACTCGGGGCCGAGCAACGAGGAGCGGGACAAGGCACTCACGGATTCGATCCGCGAAGGTCAGGCCGCGCTCGATCAGGTTGCGGACGCTGCGCCGCCGGCCGGCCGCGAGAACACCGCCGACAACAAGCCGAGGTCGACGCGCTGACAAGCGCCGGGGCCGGCCTACGCGACCGCATCCACCGCGGGCCGGCCCCGGTCAGCCCGGAAGGGGGGCACGTCCACAGTGGACACAGGGTTCACGTCGAACATCGTCTGCGAGGCCACCGGCCACGCCGAGCACCCGGCCAAGCTGACACGCGAACAGGCCGAGCACCTGGGCTACATCTACCGCCAGTGCGGGGCCGCCGAACGGCACGACCCGCATCCCATATACACCATCTACGCTGCGGTCAGCTTCTACTGCCCCGGAGGCCAGCAGTGACGGTCGGTCTTGCCGCAGCGACCGCGAACGCCATCCTGAACGTGCTGCGCGGCACTTCCTACACTGGCATCTCGCCATTCGTGAAGCTGCACACCGGAGACCCGGGCAGTGCCGGCACCGCGAACGCCTCCGCGAACACCACCCGCAACGCACTTACGATGGCCGCGCCATCCGGCGGTTCCTCCGCTCTGTCGTCGCTGGCGTCATGGACCATGACGGCGTCGGAGACCATCACGCACTTCTCCCTCTGGGATGCCAGTACGGCCGGCAACTTCGTCGAGTCGTGGGCACTGACGTCCGGCGTCCCCGTCGTCAACGGCTCCACGTTCTCGTTCAGCACGCTGACACTCACCTACGCACCCATCGCGGCCTAGCCGCCGTCCGGGGAGGAACACATGGCGAAGGCCGGTTACTGGGTCGGCACGTCCGCGGCCGTCGCGCTGTCCGCGGCGACCGCGAAGACCGCGCTCATGGTCATCACGCCGTCGAGCTTCGGTATCGACCTGAAGAAGTTCAAGGTCTCGTTCGACGGCGTCACGTCGTCCGCGGTGCCTGTGCTAGTCGAACTGGTGACGTCGACGAACGCGACGAACAGCACACCCGGCACGAACAACACCACCGAGTCGAGCAACATCGTCCAGCTGTACGGCCGGTCCATCACCACCGGCTTCACGGCGTTCTCCGCATCCACATCCGAACCCACCGTGCTGACGGTGATCGAACGGTTCATGTTGACCCCGGTCGGCGGGACGATCTTCTACGACTTCCCGCTGGGGGACACCCCGGACGGCGCGGTCAGCGCGGGCATGGGGTTGCGACTCACGGCGCCCGCCACGGTAAACGCCCGTGCCTCGATGACGTTCGAGCGCTGCTGAGCAGCTCGCGGCGACAGGGAGAGGTGGGGGAATGCGTGCCGTCCGACCGCGTTCGGTGCCGGCGCCAAGCCTGACGTTCGAAACGCTGTTCACGCCTGGCGGCACGCCCCCGACCTTCGACGGAAACGACACCAACGGCGGCACGGCCCTGATCACCGGTGCCGCGTTTACACCAACCGTCGCGGGCTCGTGCTACGGGGTGCGCTTCCGGATCAACACGAGCGCCACCGGCACGGTCGTCGCGTACCTGTACGACGACGCCACGAGCACTCTGCTCGCGTCCGCGAACGGGCCGACGAACCCGGCCGCGGGCTCGTACGACATCATGTTCAGCTCACCGGTCACGTTGACCGCGACCACCGGCCGGTACACCGTCAGCGTGCTGCACCCCGACGGCACCTACTCGTTCAACAACACGAACTGGTGGGACACCTTCGGCGCGGACTACACGTCGCCGTCAGGGCATCTGTTCGCCGCGTTCAACGGCGCATACGGTCCCGGCCGGTTCGTCGTGTCCGCTACCGCGGCCAACCCGACCACGCAGACCAACCACTACTACGGCGCCGAACCGCTGTTCATCGCGTCATGAGGGGCACCCCGATCCGGTCGCACATCAGGCCGCCGTCCGCGGCGTCCGGGGCGGGCACGGGCGCGGCGACCGCGTCGGCGACCGCGATAGCCAGCGCCTCGAGCACCATCACGCATGGCCTGGACATCAAGGGCGGTGCCCCAGTCGGCCTCCTGGTCTCGACAACCAGAACGCTCGGCGGGGACCGGGCGACCGACACCGCGTGGTTCTCCGACAACAGCTTCCCCGGTTCGGGAACCGTCGGCAGTCCTTACCTGATCGACAGGGTCCACTTCACCTCGAAACTCACGCTGGGCGCCGGGGCAGGGTCGTCCGCGCTCATCGGCAAATACGTGAAGATCACCAACTGTCGGTTCGACGGCGACCCGGGCAACCCGACCCCGGACAACTCGCGCTGCCTGTTCGTTGACACCGACGGGCCGCTGGTCACGATCGAAGACAGCACCCTGGGCCCGGCGGGCGGGGTGAGCGGTTCTGGCGGCCCGGCGGCTGGCGTCGGCGTGGACAAGGTGATCCTGTCCTACCAGTCGATCCAGGTGACCCGGTGTGACCTGTACGGCGGGAACGTGGCCATCGGCATCGAGGTCGAGACCACCGAGGCCGCGTCGGTGTTCGACTCGTGCTGGCTGCACGACACGTGGTCGGCCGGCAGCGATCACACCGACCTGGGTAACGGCAACTTCCACGCCTCGCACGTCACGCTCATCCGCTGCTTCCTGGACGGCATTCGCACGGGCGGCACGTACGTGGTGAACGGCATCGGGATCTACAACGACCTTGCCGGCAACGAGGGCGGGGCGACGATCACCGACTGGACGATCCAGGACTGCTACTTGGACCGGTGCCAGACCATGATCCTGTCGACCACCGACACCGCCAAGTTCACGAATCCTTACGTTGTCACGGGCAACGTGTTCGACCGGTTCAGCGTGACCCGCAGCAGCATGCGTGTTCCGTCCACCCAGTCCGGCAACGTCGACGGATCCGGCACGCCGATCACGTTCAGCTAGGGGGAAGGCTGTGGCAGCACCCGCGTTCGGCGCCGCAGGCACCTATCTGGCGGGGACCGCGGCCAACTCGGCTGTCGCCTACCCGGCGTCGGTGGGGGCCGGCGACATCCTGCTCATGGCGATGTACATCGAGTCGACGACCGCGGTCACCCCGCCCGGCAGCTGGGTGCAGAAGGCAACCGTGGCGGTGACCGGGGTCAGTGCCCACACCTTCCGGCTGTTCTGGATCCGGGCCACCGGCGGAGAGTCAGGGACTGTGACGTTCACGCACTCTTCGGCGTACCGCGAGTGCATGATGGCGCGGTACACCGGCTGTGTCGCGTCCGGGGACCCGTTCGACACTGCGGGCGTGAACACCGCGTCGTCAACAACCCCGTCGTCAGCCACGCCAGCGGTCACACTCACCACCGGTGGGGCCGACGAACTCCTGGTCTGGTACACGACCAACTTCGACGGTGGGACGTTCACCGCACCCAGCGGCTTCAACGGCCGGCATCTGGCCAACGACATGGCGATCGCTGACCTCGCCCAGACGGTGGCCGGTTCAACCGGCAGCCTCGCGGGCACCGGCCCGTCGGCCGCGGACGGCAAGACCGCGGCCCTGGGTGCCCTGTTGCCGGCCGCGACCGCCTCCCCGGCGCCGCGCGGGCCGCTGGTCATGCCAGGGTTGGCGGCCATCCAGGCAGGCTCCTGGTGAGCCGCCTGGGCCGGTTCGCCCCGGCGCCAGCGGTCATCGTCCGCGCGCTGCCAGGCGTGGTCGCCGCGGACAGCACTGCGACCGCGACGGCGGGCGCCACCGCGACGGCGACCGCGACGAACGCAATCCAGGTGCAGCCGCTCGTGGTCGGGGACCGCAACGGGCCGTACCTGGTGGCGCGGCGTCTTGACCCGGTGACGATCGTCGTCCCGCCGGTGCAGGACGGCGGGCCGGTGACCGGCGATGCCACCGGCGCCGTGACGGCGGGCGCCATCGCGACCGCGTCGGCGACATCGCCCGGAACGGCCCCGGCCCGGCCGGTGGTGGTCAGCGACCCGGCGGCGGCTCTTCGGGCCCGCCAGATCGCCGATACAGCCCTGATCGTGGTGCCGCCCTTGGTAGATGCCCCGGCCGGCACCGCGGACGCTACGGGCGCTGTCACGGCCTCGGCAACGGCCACCGCAGGCGCGGTCTCCCCGGGCCGCCCGGCCGGGCCCGTCGTGATGCAGGGCGATCAGCTGTCCGCGTACCTCACCCGGGCCAGGCCGGACCCCGTGACGCTGGTTGTGCCGCCAGTCCAGGACGTGCCGGCCGGTCCTGCGACGCAACTACCGGCCCGGCCGATCGTTTACACGGATCCGGGTCTGGTGTTCTGGGCCCGCTCCGGGCAGTACGAGACGGCGCTGATCGTGTTCGTCGGCGCCAACCCCACCCAAGCTGCCGGCACAGCGACCGGGGCCGCGACCGCGTCGGCCACCGCGACCGCATCGGCGATCCCCCCGGCGTTCGGAGATGCCGTGGGTGCCGTGACGGCGTCCGCGACCGCTGCCGGGCAGGTCGGGCCGCTGGCGGTGGCCAACCGGGTGGCGACCGCGTCGGCTACCGCGAGTGCGCATGCCGCATCTGCGGGTGCCGCACTGGGCGCCGTCACCGCGTCCGCGGTCGCGACCGCGTCGGAATCGGGCGGTAACTTCCACCCGGTCGGCCGGCTCGTTGCCTTCGGGCGCCGGTTGATCGTCATCGTCGCCAGCTCACGCAGAGGGGGCCGCAATGGGTGACCGCTACAAGTACGGCGAGACCGCCCAGCTCTACACCAAGGTCTACGACGCGACCACGGGCCAACTGGTCAACCCGTCCGAACTGGTGTTGACCGTGTACGACATCACCGGGGCCAGCGTGCTGACCCGGTCGCTGTCCGGCGGGTCGGTCGTCCTGGACGCCATCGGGCAGTTCCACGCGAACATCACGACCGGGGCGTCGGCGAATCTGACGTCTCGGGGGTTCTACTCGTATTCGTGGGTCGCCACGGGCGCGGTGGGGCTGACGTCGGACTGGTTCGACGTGGTCGACACGACACCCGGGTTGATCTCGCTGGCCGACGCGCGGGCGGAACTGCGGAAGGCCCGCACCGAGGATGACGACGAGTTGGCGCGGTTCGTCGACGCGGTGAACGGCTGGGCCGAGCAGACGTGCGGCGCGATCATCCCCCGGTCGGTGACCGAGTCGGTGACGGCGCGCCGCGGGTTGGTGCAGCTGTCCGTCACCCCGGTGTTGTCGTTGACGTCCGCGACCGCGAACGCGGTTGCTGTGGACGTCAGCGGCTGGCAGCTCGAGGCGAGTTCGGGTCTGGTGGGGAATCAGGCGGCCGTGCCGAACCTGCCGTGGTTCACGTGGGATCTCGCCCGCTGGGGTGGGGGCTCGACGCTGACGGGGGTCTACTCGGTCACCTATCTGGCGGGTCGTTCGCCGGTCCCGCCGGACCTGGTTCGCGGCTCCCGTCGACTGCTGAAGCACCTGTGGGAGGTGATGCGCCCGCAGTCCGGTGCGCCGCGTCTGGGTGGTGGCGGTGACGACAACTCGCAGACGATTCCGTACCTGGGGTTCGCCGTGCCGCATCAAGTCGCGGAGATGGTCGCGCCGTACGTCAAGCTGCCCGGGCTGGCGTGACGTGGCGACCAAGCTGGACGACGCGATCCTGGCCATCATCGGGATCTTGCAGGCGGGTACCACGGGTGAACTGCTCGGCGCCGACGTGATCGTCGACGGCCCGGCTGCCACCGGCGACGACCCTACGACCGCCGTGTTCATCGGATATGACGGTGACTCGGACGGCGACGGCAAGGTGACGGAGAACTGGACTGCCGGGTTTGTCGGAGCGCCGATAGGGCGGCAGGCACGCGACGAGTCGTTCGAGGTCACGTGCGCGGTTGTCTCCTGGGGTGGTGACATCGACGTGCCCAGCCGCAGAGCGGCTGCGGTCGCCGCGTTCTCCGCGGTTGAGGATGACCTGCGGGCGGCCGTAGACCTGGGGCTCGCCCCGGGCGTGCCGACGGTCGCACAGGTCGTGCAAATGGATCTGTACCAAGAACAGGATGCCCAACGGGGCATGCAGGCCCGGATACTGTTCCGGGTTGGCGTTGAAACGCGGATCTAGGGGAGGGGCGCCCGATGGCGACCGTACGGAACGTCAGCAGCGGGGCGCTGGACGTCCCCGTGTTCAACCGAGTGATCATGCCGGACGAGATCGTGCAGTGCACGGACGACGTGGCGGCCGGGTTCGAGGGGCAGCCTGACTGGCAGATCGAGTACGACGCGGACCGGCCGCCCCAGCAGCAGGCACCGGCCGACGACGACGAGGAAGAGGACTGAGCGATGCCGTACGCCTCCGGCCTGAGCGCACAGCTCGGCATCGCAGCCGAGTCGGTGTGGGGCACACCGGTCACGGTGACCAAGTTCTACGAGTTCCTGAACGAGACCCTGCAGTGGACACCCACCTTCCTGGACGGGGAGGGGCTGCATTCCGGTCAGGCGTACAAGCGGGACGCACGGACCGTCATCTCCCGGTTCTCCGTCGCCGGTGATGTCGTCATGGAGCACACCGACGGCCAGACCACCGGGGCCGCCGCCAGCATGGGCACGTGGTGGAAGCACTGCTTGGGCAGCGCGGTCACCACGCCGGTCCAGATCGGTGCGACGACCGCCTACCGGCAGACGCACACCCCCGGTTCGAAGGCCGGGTTCGGCCTCACCGTGCAGGTGGGCCGGCCGCAGATCAACGGCCCCACCGTGCAGCCGTTCACCTACGAAGGATGCAAGGTCGCTTCGTGGGAGTTCTCGTGCAACGACAACCAGATCGCCCGGCTGACCGCGTCGCTGCTCGGCCAGGACGAGGCAACCGCGACAGCCCTGGCCACTGCCAGCTTCCCCGCCCCCAACGGCGTGTTCAACTTCCGCGACGTATCGGTGTTCACGCTCGGCGGCACGGTCACCACGGCGGCCGGCCGGACCACGATCGCCAGCGGCGTGTCCGTCGCGAGCCTCGTTTCCGGGATCACCATCTCCGGCGACACCGGCATGAAGGACGACCGGTACGGGTTCGGCAATGCGGGCGCCCGCGGCGAGCCGCTGGAGAACGCGCAGCCAACGATCACCGGCACGTTCGCCACTGAGTTCTACAGCCGCACTGAGCTGTACGACGTGTTCAAGGCGAACCAGTCCACGCCGTTCCAAATCGACTTCACGCACGGCGACGCTGGCAGCAGCAACCCGTACCGCCTGTCCTTCGTCATTCCGGCGCTCCGCCTGAAGTCCGCCGCGACGAACGTCGGTGGTCCTGACGTGCTCGAGCAGGCCATCGAGTGGGAGGCCTACGACAACGGCGTGGACCCGATCCTTCAGGTCGAACTGGTGTCGAAGCAGTCGACGAGCGTCGCGTGACCCTCGACATGCGGGTGACCGGCGCGGAGAACCTCCTGGCCCTGTCAAAGAAACTGAAGGCCGTGGGCGACAAGGGTCTACAGAAGGAGCTACGCGCCGGTCTCAGAGGTGCGGTCAAGCCTGCACTGAAGGACGTCGCGCGACACGCGGTTGACGTCCTGCCGGCGAAGGGGGGTCTGGGTGAGGAAGTCGCGGGCACGAAGTTCACGATCAGCGTCCGCGGTTCCGGCCGGAACCCTGGCGTTCGTGTCAAGGCCCGGGAGAAGCAGCATGACGTGGAAGCGATCGACCGGGGCCGCCTGCGTCATCCGGTGTTCGGGAACCGGCGGGCATGGGTCACGCAGGACGTACCGCCCGGGTGGTTCACCACGCCGATGGACGCGGCCGGCCCGCACGTCGTCAAGGAACTGAACGCGGTGATCGACCGGATCTCCGCCCAGCTGGGGATGTAGGAGGAACGCGGCGATGATGCGGATCACCGCGAACGACAAGACCATCGAGTTCGACGACGGGAAGCTCACGTTCGCTGAAGGGCGGGCGCTGGAGAAGGTGACCGGCTCGCCGTTCATGGAGCTGGCCGAACGGAAGTTCATGGGCAACCTCACCGAGACGCAGGCACTGGTGTGGGTCGTGTTCAAACGGTCCGAACCGACGCTGCGGTTCAGTGACCTTGACGAGTGGAACATCGGTGGGATCGAGATTGACCTGAACGCCGACGCGCCCGACGTCGAGCAGGAGGAGGAGGTGCCGGCCGAGTCGGACCCTACGCACGCCGACGACCCGACCGGCACAGCGGACTTGGGCTCGACGGCACCCGACGGCGCTACGCAGCCCTGATGTGGCAGACGTTCGGGGTTGCCGTCAACGACTGGGACAGCCTCGACGTCGCCGACATCCAGTGGATGACCAAAGCGCTCGACCACCAGCAACGGCAGGAACAGGCTGAGATGAACCGGCTCAGAGCCGGTGCGAACAGGAGGTAGGCGGTGGGTAAGACCCTCTCCTATGATCTGCTCGCACGCGACCGGGCGTCCGATCCGACCGCGAAGGTAGGTCGTTCGCTCGACCGCACGCGGCAGTCCGCGGACAAGCTTGGGTCCGCGTTCAGCCGCGTCACCGCCGGGTCTCGCGGCCTGAACGCCTCGTTCGGGCTCATCGCCAAGGGCGCTACGCTCGCGGCCGGCGTGGGTGGCCTGGCGTTGCTCGCCAAGGGCTTCAAGGATTCGTATTCCGAAGCGCGCGAGGCCCAGAAGACCACCGCTCAAACCAACGCAGTAATCAAGTCGACCGGCGGCGCGGCCAAGCTGTCCGCCGATCAGGTCGGCGACCTTGCCACCGCGATCAGCAACAAGGTCGGGGTGGACGACGAGGCCATCCAGTCCGGCGAGAACCTGTTGCTCACGTTCACCAACGTCCGCAACGCCGCGGGCAAGGGCAACGACGTGTTCAACCAAGCGACCCGCGTGATCACCGACATGACCGCGGCCATGAACCAGGGCACCGTCACCACCGACGGCCTGAAGACCGCGAACATCCAGGTAGGCAAGGCGCTCAACGACCCGATCAAGGGCATCACCGCGTTGACCAAGGTGGGCGTCACCTTTTCCGCGGCGCAGAAGAAGCAGATCGAAGGGTTCGTCAAGTCCGGCCAGACGATCAAGGCGCAGAAGGTCATCTTGGCCGAGCTGAACAAGGAGTTCGGCGGCAGCGCGGCGGCCGGCACCACGGCCACGCAGAAGCTGGGGGTGGCGTTCAAGAACGCGGAGGAGACGATCGGTGGGCTGTTCCTGCCGGTCATCGACAAGACCGCGACGTGGCTTGCCGAGAAGCTGCCGGGCGCGCTGAACAAGGTGTTGCCGTTCCTGACACGCGTGGGCCAGGGCATCTCGGGCCTGACGTCGCTGCTCGTGCAGGGCGACTTCACCGGGGCGTTCCGCAAGGCGTTCCACGTCGACGAAGACTCAGGCACGGTCGCGTTCCTGCTGAAGCTCCGTGCCGGCATCATCGACTTGGCGCATTGGATCATGGGTACCGCGGTGCCGGCGATCGCCTCGTTCATGCAGTGGATCGGGCCGAAGCTCAGCCAGGCCGTACAGGTGGTGTCGCAGTTCATCACCACGAAGTTCGTGCCTGCGTTTCAACGGGTCGCGGAGTTCATCGGCCAGCGGGTGGTGCCCGCGGTGTCGCGGCTGGCCCAGTTCATGGCCGCCCAGCTCGGCCCGGCCCTGCAGTCGATCGGGAAGTTCATTCAGGAGCGGGTGGCCCCGGCTATCGCACAGCTGGCGGTGAAGCTGGCCCCGGCCATCGCGTTCACCATCCGGTTCGCCGCGGTATTGCTGGCCGTGCAGGCCGTCATCGTCGGGAAGCTCGCGCCGGTCATCCTCGCTGTGCTGGGCCCGGCGTTCAGCTTCCTGGTGCGTGCATTGTCCGGCGTGATAAGCGTGCTGAGCTTCCTGCAGCGGACGTTCGTGGGCGTGATGAAGCTGATCGCCAACGTGTTCCTCACCGTCGTCGGGTTCATCGTGAACGGCGCGGCGCGCGCGTTCGGCTGGGTGCCGGGCCTGGGCGGGAAGCTGAAGGGCGCGGCGGCAGCGTTCAACAACTTCCGTGATCAGGTGAACACCGCGCTGGCCGGGATCCACGACCAAGACGTGCAGCTGAACCTGCACGTGATCACCCACCGCACCGAAACGGTGTCCATCGGCCCGAACGGTGCGCGCGGCGTGGCTACCGGCGGTCCGATCTACGGGCCCGGCACCGGCACGTCGGACACGGCCGGCCTGTTCAAGCTGTCGAACAACGAGCACGTGTGGACGGCCAAGGAAGTTGCGGGCGCGGGCGGGCACGGCGTGGTTGAGGCGATGCGGAAGGCCGCCCTCACTGGCGTCCGGGGGCTGGCCGCGGGTGGCCCGGTGGGCACTCTGCTGCCGCACAGGCGTGCAACCGGCGGACCGGGAGCATGGTGGGGGGACGGCGACATCCACGTGCACCTGCACGGCGGCACGTTCATCGGTACGGACCGCCGCCGGTTCGGCCAGGACCTCGTTGACATCCTGAAGGATGCGGCGAAGGCCCGCGGACAGAGGGCGCCGATCACATGAGCGTCATTGCCTACGACGGTACGGGGGCGCCTCGACTCATCGTCGAAGCAGCGTTCGGCACCACCCTCGCCGGGGCCCCCGATCCGCTGGCCCTGGTGCTCGGCGGCACGGTCGGACTGGGCACTGCGAAGCTCGGCGGGATCACCTGGGTCGACATCACCGACGACGTCGACTCGGTCACCTGGGGCCGCGGGCGCGACGACAACATCGGGCATTCGGCCATCGGCACAGCGGACGTGGTGCTGGACAACTCGGCTGGTGTGTACGACCCGGCCAACCTAGCCGGCCCGTACGTGGTCGGCGGGGTGTCCACAGTGGACGCTGGCGTGAGTGTCAGGATCCGCGCCGTCTACGCAGGGGTCACGTACGGCCTGTTCTACGGGGACATCACGGAGGTGCAGGTCGACTACGGGTACTCATCGACGGCGACGTTCTCCTGTTCCGATGGTCTCGAGTGGTTGGGCCGCACGTTCGTCGAGCAACCGGCAGGCACTACCGGTGACCTGGACTTCACCGGCCAGCGCATCGGCCGGTTGCTCGACGAGGCCGGGTGGCCTGACTCGCGTCGCATGCTCGACACCGGGGCCACCCGGCTGGGGCCGCCGGTCTGGTCAGACTTCGCGCTGGCGCTCATGCAGGCCGTTGAAACGACCGAGCTGGGTTTCCTGTTCGTTGACGGCGACGGCGACGTCGTGTTCTACGACAGGCATCACATCACGTCCGCGACCCGGTCGACCGTGCCTCAGGCGCAGTTCGTCGACAACAACAGCGGCACGTCAACTCCGTCCGTGGGTGCCGACCCGTCGTTCGAGGCCGGCCTGAACGGGGCGACCGCGTCCGGGTTCTTCGGCGGCCCCACGCCCAGCCTCTCGCAGTCCACCCTGCATCCCACCGCAGGAACACACACCTTGCGAGTCGACTGGGCGACGGGAGGGCAAGGCCTGGCCGCGCTGCCGGTGACCGGCTTGGCGGTCGGCAAGACGTACAGGGTCACGGCGGACGCGTTCGTCCCCACCGGTTCCCCCGACGTCCAGCTCGGCGTAGCGGGCATCACGTTCGGCGAGATCCGGACCGTCAAGAACGCTGGCTTCCAACTCGTCGTCCAGTTCACCGCGGCCGCCACCACCGCGTCCCTGCAACTGATCGATCAGACACCGTCCGGCGTAGGCACGTCAGCATTCCTGGACAACTTGGCCATCGCCCAGGTGGACGGTGTCGAATACTCGGACCTGAGGGCATCACGGTCCCGCGCCCGCGTCTACAACGTCGCGCACATCACCCGCAACGCCTACGGCGACGGCGATCAGCCGATCGAACAGGTAGCCAGCGACGCCGCATCGGTCGCCACGTACGGCAGCCTCAGCTACCCCGACTCGGTCGGCCAGCTGGTCATCGACGACAACGAGGCGAAGGCGCTGGCGGAGTTCCTCGTCGGTCGGTTCAAGACGCCCTCCCTACTGATCAGCAATCTCGTCGCCGAGGGCATCACACAGCCCGCCGTCTGGCCCACCCTGCTAGCCCTGCAACTGTTCGACAGGGTGAGCGTGACCAGGAACTACGGCCCCAACACCGTGGCCACCCAGCTTCTCATCGAGGGCATGCGGTGCACCGCCACCCCGGGCGGACAGTGGACCATCGAGCTGTCCACCGCGCCCACACAGGGCGTGTTCCCGCTGTTCCAACTCGGCACGGCAAGGCTTGGCGTCACCGGACTGGGCTACTAGGGAGAACGCATGTACCGCACCTGGGCCACGAACGACATTCCCACCGCGGCCGATTTCAACAACCTGTTCGCCGACCCCGTGACGGCGGACGTCACCGCGTCGGAGAGCACGTCCAGCACGAGCTACGGCGCGCTCACGACAGCCGGGCCGGCAGTCACCCTCTCCTTGGTCAGCGGGCAGAAGTGTCTGGTCTGGGTGATGTTCTTCGGCTCGAACGCGATCGGTGCGGGTCACACCGCGGTGATGTCGTTCGCCGTGTCAGGAGCTTCGACGTTGGCGGCGTCGGATGTGAACGCCGCGATGAACGACTCTTCGGCGGGCTCGCTGTCCGTGGAACGTCTGACCGTGTTCACGGCGGGCGCGTCCGGCTCGACCACGTTCACGTCGCAGTACAAGACGAACGGGTCCGGATCGTCAACTTTCCAGAACCGACGTATCATCGTGCTCACCAGGTAGGGCCGCATGGCCCCGAGTGAAAAACGGTCCGGCCAGTTGGACCGGGAACGGCCCCCCAGCCCGAGGGCGGGGGGCCGTTCCGTTCTCAATGCGCTACTCCCACTGCGACGTGCGCATGCTCACCTCCTCTCAGCACCACGCGACCACGGCGCCGAGCTGGGCCGTGGTGATGCCGTGGAACGGAACGACACGCAGCGCGCCGCCGCTGTAGATGATGACGGCGGCCGGGATCGTCCGCGGGGCCCGCCCCGGGCGTACCGGCTCGCACCTCACTCGGTCGGTGATGGCCTGCACCTCGTCTTGCAATCGCTCGGCTGCATGCTCGGTACGCCCGGACGGCACGGTCCGCAGGGTGACGGCACGCGGCTGCACGTGCTGCGTCACCAGGTAGCCGGCAAGGACGCACAGCAGGATCACCGCACGGCCGACCGCACGGCGCACGGCCACGGCAAGGGAGCTCACGACGACCGATCCAGCGTGGGGTTGGCCAACTCCCACAGGATGACCGGCAGAACATCCTCGTCGGCGTGACCATGCTCAATGCACCAACCGCACAGCCACACCCCTTCGGCTACAACGGCCGGCCCGGTGCCGTCCGTCCCGTCGTTGTCCCTCGGCTGCCCGCAGCATGGGCAGAGACCGGCCTCCCAGCGGAAGCGGGAGGTGTTCACCGCCCGGCCGTCCAGAACGACCACAGCCGTGCGGCCATCCACCCGGCCGTACCGTGCCCGCCCGACGTCGGTTCGAGTACCACCCGGGAACCCCGCGGCGCGTGCGCGGCCTCGCTCAGCGCGGCCGGGAACACGAAACTGCGGGTACCGGCGCCGCCGCGGATCGGGACCGTCGTGTCCGCGGTCCCGTGCACGTGCCAGAAGTCGATGGGCGTTGTGGCCGGCACCGGTGCCCAGCCGGACGCTGAACCGCAGGCAGTGAAGACCTCGGGGTGCAGCGCGCACGCATCCCACGCCAGTGCACCACCGGCTGAGAACCCCGCGACGAAGACGCGTGCAAACGGCCCGTCTACCGCGGCAGCGTCGGCGACGATGGCGAGCAGATACCCGACGTCATCCTGCGGGCCCCCGGCCCAGCCGCCACCCACGTTCCAGTCGCCGGCCAGCGACTCCCCTAGCGCGAGCACGTAGCCGTTATCACGGGCGTGCTGCTGCCATCCCGTCGTGGCCGCGTTGCCCGTTGACCAGAACGTGTCGTTCGCGTTCTGCGCGTCCAGGCCGGTGCCCGGCAGGCCGATGACCAGGGTGTTGCCGGTGCCGGACAGCCAGTAGGTACGCCCGCTGGCCAGCGCCCGGTGCAGGCCGGTCAGGGTCGTGGACTTCGCGTCCGCGCCCGACGAGCTGGCCACCACGGTCAGCGCCAATATGAGCAGCGCAGTCAGCCACCCCCGGGCCCGCATCGTCACAGCGCACCATCCGGGGCAGCGTCCGGCCACGGCGTAGACGTGTTGCTGATCATCGTACCGATGTCGTCGTTGGTTGAGACGTACGTTCGGGTCAGCTTGTAGACGCGGCCCGCGTACTGGCCTGCATGCCACTCCTCTCGGAGCGTGATGGTGGTCCACCGTTCCACGCTTTCCGCGGAGCCATTCGGCGCCACGGACTTGCTGAGCCAGGACAGTCGGTCGACTTCGATGACCTCGGGGTTGGCGAGTGGTGACATCTTGGGGGCTCCCTGAGTTGGTCTGGGTCGTACGTCAAGAACTATGACACGACAGCTGACATCGCGTCAATCATCCTGACGTCCCTGGGGTTCGCTTGCCGTCAAACTCCGCCACCGTCCGCGGCGGCACGACGGTTGATCCGCAGTTGCGCCATGACCCTGTCCTTCAGTTCGGCGGCGTGCCGCGCCAACATGACCAACTCGACCTGGGTCATCCCACGCAGGATCCGTTCGGCCTCAGTGACGTCCTCCGCGGTGATCGCCAGCAGCGCTTCCGACTCCACGAAGTTCGTCCCGTACTTGGTCATCGGCCGGTTCATTGCCGTCCCTGCTCCACGCCCTCGGACGGGTACACCGTCTGTGTCCATCCTCGCCGCCCCCCAGCGTCCGGACTGAGGCCCGAAACCAGTCGGGCCGGCATCTGTGGATCCCCGCACGCCACAGCGTGACTCAGGGCCGCGATGCGACGTTCCACGGCGACCCGGGGAACGATCGCCAGCGCGCCACACGTGTCGCACCACTCGACCACACCCGCTGGGTCATCGATGAGGGTCTGCACGGTCACCGGTCGCCCACCGGGATCATCTCGCGCTCGATGATGTCGGCGATCTGCGCGAACGTCATCCCGAGGTCGTTCATGTCCGACAGCACGTAGCCGTCGACGTACCCGGAGTAGCGTCGTGGGTAGGAGACCGGCACGCGCCCGTCGTCCACGCCGTAATACTCCATGACGGCGGGGGGCATTATTGCCATCTGCGCCCCGTCCGCATCGTCGTGCGGGACGAAGACGAACGACGACGATTCGTAGGAATTCCAACTGCCGAGACCGCTGATCTCGCAGGCGACCCCCAGACAGCAATAGCCGTCGACATCCCGCAGAGCGTTCGAGGTCTGCGGGTATCTGCCGGACCGGAGTGCGGCCACCCATTCCTTCCGGCGGGCGACGATTACCGGCGAGACGTCGGTGAGGTAGTCGGTGTTCATTGTGCATCCTTCCGGTTGTCCAGCGTCCGTGAGATTTCCTGAATGCTGCGCTCGAGGAGGATCACGGCCTCCCGTGCCTGCTTGATGACGTCATCTGTGGGGGGTTTCGGCTTGACGCGGTAGCCCTGACCGCGGATGGCGTTGACCTGCCATCCTTCGCGGCGCAGGTTCCGGGCAGCAGTGCCCGCTGCACTCCACAAACGCTGCTGTCCCCCCTCGAGGGTAAGGTCGATTCCGATCGATTCGGCCAGCTCCTCGTATGTGATCAAGGCGCCGGGGGTGGCGTGCCGGAACACCGTGGATGCCTTCCGCCACAGGGCCTCGCCGGATTCAGGCGCGAATGGCACGACGTCCACCGCCCATCCGGTGCCGGCCGCCCTCACCGCGTTCGGATGGCAGCGAGTACAGGTAGTGGCCACCGGTGAACCAGTTGCGCAGCCTGTCGAGCAGCCGACGCACCGCGTTCACGCGGTGATCCCGAGGCGCTCAGCCCGGGCCGCGCCCAGTTGGTCACGGACGATGTCCACCGCGTCGGTCGGCAGGTACTGCTCGTCGCCGATGCCGGCCGCTGCGGACGGGTCGTAGTCGGCCGCGTTCATGAGGATTTTGAGCGCCCACGCGAATGCGTAGAACTCGCCGCGGGCGTACGCCTCGTCACGCTTCGTCGGAGCGTTCATGAACCGGTGAGCGGCGAGGCAGAGTTGATGCCGGATGAATGGCGCGGCATGCGAGTAGTGCACGGTGAAGGTGGACATGGTTTCCTTTCGATCGGCGGGGCGGGGCCCGGGGTCAAGGGGCCGATAGCAGCGCGCTCAGTCGATGCCGACCTTGCCGCTCACGAGGGTGATGTGAACGGTGGCCGAAACCTTCTTCGCGCCGTTCGAGTGGAGCGTCTTGTGCCCCAGCACGGTCCCCGGCGCGTCCCTGCCCTGCGAGTTCGGCGAGAGGACCGTGAAGTCGCAGCGGAACACGCCCGCCGACTTCAGGCCGTTCTGCGCGGACATGGTGAAGTCCAGGCCGGAGATTGCCGGGGTCGTGTAGGTGTACGACGGGTAGGCCACGCTGCGCCGATCGGTGCGGAAGCCGTAGCCGAACGTGTAGCCGGGCGCGCGGCCACCGTTCATGACGCAGTCGACGCGGATCTTGAATGTCGACGTGGTGATGGCGACGCCGCAAGCGGCCAACGTGGCGGCCAACGTGACCGCGAGCGCGAAGAGCAGTCGCTTCATGCACACCCCTTCCGGTGGGTGGTGGTAGTGCCTTTCCAACACCGACGACGTTACAGTACGACGTGTGACACGGTCAAGTACGACATGAGTTGGCCCGGTCGTCCGGGGGTGGACGACCGGGCCGGGACCGGCGGGGAGAGCTACGCGGCCGGGGGTGCCACGTACACCGGTTGCTTAACCGCGCCGAGCAGCACGCCGAACAGGGGACTGACCTTCGTCTCCAGCAGACGCGCGAGCGCGTAGTAGCCGGCCTGGCACACCACGATCAGCCAGGCGGAGATCTGATCCTGGTAGCTGTGCAGGTTCAGCCAGTCGAACCCGTGCGCGGCCAGCCAGGCCAGTACCGCACCGACGACCGCGGGCACCACCGTACGAATCACTGACGTGACGACGCCGCTCATGGCGTCTGCCCGGGAGCGAGCTTGCCGGCGATGTCGTCCAGCGTTCCGGCGATCGTCGTCAGCAGGGTCTGGACCTCGTCCAGCCGGTTGTTCGTGCCCTTCACCGAACCGCTCTCGTGCGCCGGATCCGGTCGCACCATCGTCTCGTACATGCCGGACGCTTGCCGGTTCAGGTCTGCGCGCAGACCCTTCAGTTCCGCGAGGAGCTCGTCCGCGGACGCTGCCATGATGCCCTCCCACTCGTCGCCACCGTCGTCGTAGTAGAACCTGACCCGGTCCATGTACCACCCGTACGGGAAGTTCGGCCCAGGGTCGCTGTGCGTGGTGCCGCCGAACACCAGTCGGATGTCGTTGTGCGTGCAGAACCCGGACTGCCGCGCCGCGAGCTGGGTCAGGGTCAGCCAGCGTGGCTGCACGCCGTCCCGAACGCAGGCCGCCGCGTTGTAGCGCGCGGACCGGTCGAGCATGGACTGACCGTTCGGCGACAGCCACTCCTCGCGTGTCAGGTTCACCGACCCGCAGTGTTCGCTACCGCGTGTAAACCCGTTCGCGCCGGGCCCAACGTGCCAGGCGATGTGGTCGGCCGGCACCATCATCACACCGTCGGCTGGGTCGAAGATGTCGTGCGCGGACGTACCCGCACCACCCTGGCTGGCGGGCCGGCCGAACCAGTTCCGGGCCAGACCTGCGGCGTTGCCGACCGACATCGGACCCTCAGTCGAGTGGATCACCCGGATCCGGGCGAGCTGGCCGAAAGACGGCCCGTACTCGGCGGCCCTGATGAACGGCAGCCGAAGGTCGGCGACACTCATTCGGCGTTCATCGCTTGCTCGACGTCCGCGGCGATCCGGTCGAGCACTTCCTGAGGCACCTCGTGGCCGCCGGACCCCGTGGCGTAGGTCTGCTCGTACTCTGCCGCGCTGAGGTCCCTGAGTTCCCGCAGGGAGCCGTCGTCGTTCTGTTCGGGCATGGATCCTCCGTCTGTCGGTTGGTGCGGCCCTAGTTGCCGCTGGGGGCCGGCAATGGGCCGGCGAACGCTGTGCAGCCCAGCGCAACGTACGCCCGCCGGGCGGCCACCTCGGTGGTCTTGCCGCGGGGCGAGGTGAAACCAGGCTCTCCGGGCTTGGACACGAAGGTCAGCAGGAACACGCAGACCGCGTTGCCGGTGTCCGCGCTGGACCGTTGCGTCGCCGCGATCGCCTCGCTGGCCTTGTTCTGGGCGATGGATGCCTGCCGGCTGAACGCGAAGATCGACACGCTCAGCGAGGCAACCGACAGGACGGCCACGCCGATGATGAACGACGTCAGCACCCTGTACGGGATGCGAGAAACCATCACTGCTCCGTTCTGCGTGGCGGGCGCTGCCGAAGCTCGGCCCGCAGCCGGGCAGACTCCTCACGTTCGGCCTTCAGCGCATCGCCGTAGATCTCCGCCAAGTTGATCGCGTTCTCCCGTTCCTTCGCCTCGCGCATACGGGCACGCTCAGCGTCGCGCGCCTTGCGGGCCGCTACAAGCCCGAAACCCGCGGTGATGATCGTCCCCGTCAGGCTGAACAGGCCGGTGACGACCGCCACGACTACGCCAATGTTCAACCCAGCCCCCTTGAACGGTATGGCGTCCCCACCTGACACATTGTGCGGCCGGCCCCGTTCCCGGGTCACGGGAACGGGGTCGGCCGGCTATCGCAGGGACGCCTACGGTTCGCGCGTGTCCCCGGTCGGATGGGTGCCGGTGCCGTGCAGTGCGTCGGAGATCAACTGTTCCCGCCTGGCCACCCGGCCCTTGTCGGCCTGGCCGTTGCGTCTCTCGTGCTCGATCAGCGACCGCTGGAGCTTCGAGAACGCCTTACGGCTGCGCTCAACCGGGGCGCTCGCCCCGTCAGAGCCACGCTTCGCCACTACTTCATCCTCTGGTTCGTACGGGCGTTCCGCCCGGGTAGGTGATCAGTACTCCGGCCTTGTCGGCGCGCTCGATCATGTCCTTGGTGCCATGCGTCCAGTGCGGGCCGGCCGCATCGAACCGGCAGCCAACCTGCTCGCACACCACCGGGAACGCGAGTACTTCGTTCACCGGAGGGCGCCGCTCAAGCATCGCGGCGTTCCGCAGCACCCCGGCCGCCCGCGGGTTGGAATCCCAGTCCGCGGGCATGCTCTGCTCCGTGACCAACCCGCGCATACGGTCGCACCATGCGGCCGCGAACAGGTCCGCCCCTCTTGGGTTCGCGCCGTGCCGAACCACGAGACGTTCGTGCATCTTGACGCGCTGGGTCAAGGCGGCGGCAACGCTGTGCGCGGACGGCCAGGACCGTGAACCAGTGACGATCACCACGTAGGTCACGACTTGGCCGCCGCCTGCCGGGCCGCCGCCCGGGACGGGTAAGTGATCCCCTCGAAGTACCAGTCGTCTCCGACCTTGACGACACCGGGCGGCCCGTCGTAGGTGAGTTCCAGCACCAGACCTACCGCCGTGGCGTACCTGTCGATGAACTCGACGGTGCCGTGAATGTCGGCCGACTCGTACATCGACACCGAGGAGCGGGAGACGCCCATCTTCGTCGCCACCTGAATGATGGTCAGGCCGAGAGCCTTGCGCCGGGCGACAAGCCGGGCGCGCAGTGCCCCCGACAGTGTCTGAGGGAACGTAGTCGTCATGCTCGCTGACCTTCCTTCCTCTCGATTTCGTGGGTGAACAGGTTCGCGGCTGCGATTTGCAGCGAACGGACCCTTCGGTAACCGGCGGGCGTGCCGAACGTCTGCCGCTGATAGCCGATCGGTCCCTTGCCGGCGGCCGTGTCACAGCTGATCAGGGTCGACGAGATCCCCTGCACGGCGTCCGGCCAGTGGATCGCCAGCGTGGCCAGTAGGCCGGCCAGAGCTGCCTCGTCAAGCCTCATGACGGCCCGTCGGCCGACTGCCTCACGTGGGCCTTCGATGACCTCACCGGCGACCGACAGGCCGTCGCGCACTTCGTAGAACTCCTGAGTAGAACGGGCCACGACGGAACGGGGCGTCATGTCGTGTCACGCCGCTTCCCGTGCACCCCCGCGATGAACTCCCACTCGCTCCAGGAGATCAACGCCTTGCTGCCACCAGCCAGACTGACGAGAACACCCTTGTCAGTGAAGTTGAACACGACGAGACCGTCTGTGGTCGCGATCGTGACTCTTACCTCGTACTCCATGTCTGCACTCCTCTCTCCTCGGGGTGGATACCGGCCCCCGGGGGTGGGGGCCGGCACCGGGGGCCCGTCAGGCCTCACGCATCACGTCGCCGTGCGGGCAGCTCGGCAAGCCGGTGTCGATCCAGTGACGGGTGGTGCGGACCGTGTAGCCGCACGGGGCAACCAGCTTGATCATGCGCGTGGTCTGCTTGCCGGGGCCGGAGTGAATGGGCGGCAGGGTGGCTACGGTGCCGCCGTTGCCCGGAACGGGGGCCGGCGCTACCACCTTGGTGGGCTGCAAGGCGCCGTGCGGGAAGTCGCCCAGTTCGGCGGCCAGGACAGCGAGTTCGGCGGCGAGCGCGACGCTCGGGGGGGTGAAGGTCATCGGGCCTTCGAAACCGAGCTTGGCCGCGGTGACCGCGAACGCGCCACGGTGCCCGCTGGCGACGTCATCGGCCGCGTGGACGAGTTCGTGCAGCAGGGTGACCAGCATGGCGGCCGGATCGCCCTCCACGGGGGAGATGAAGATGTGGTTCACGTCGTCGGCGCTGGCGCGCTTGGCCCAGCACTGGCCGAGGATGGTGCCGTTTTCACGCTTGGCGCCGTAGCCGAACCCGACCGAGATGTGCAGCTTCTCTGGGAGCGGCGCGCCGGCCTCGACGAACCAAGGCCGGAAGGTCTCGACTGCGGTGTGCAGCCAGGCCTCGCGGGTGATCTCCATCCGGTGTTCGATGCTGGTCATTGCTGGCCCCTTCCGGTGGGCTCGCTTCCCTGACGTCAAGAAGCATGACACGTGCAAACGGGCCGCGTCAAGTCTTTTGACGGGTCAGTGTCGGCGTTCCTTGTGGGTCGGGCCTCTTGACGTACGACTCTGGCGGCACCTGCATCCACTGGCAGGCTGCGAGGAACGTGCCCAGCTCTGGCGCGTCACCGTGACGAGTCAACCGACTCATCGTTGCCTTGGACGTGCCCATCTCTTCGGCTGCCGCACGCAGGCTCATCCCACCGCGGCGCCAGCATTCGATCAGCAAGTCGTTAGCGAACAGGCGTGCGTCGATGACATCACGGGTCTTCACGGGCGCTCCGTCCGGCCAGCGTCAAGATACTTGCCACCCAGGACGGTAGTGTGTAACTTCCGTAACGGCAACTCGAGTTCGAGACGGGTGGTACACATGCGGGACACCTGCAGAGACTGCGGCCAGCCGGTCCGCAAGATCGAACGTGGCCAGTGTCGGGCCTGTTATGAGGTGGAGCTGGCGGAGCAGACCGGTCACTTCGGCGGCTGCGCCGAGCTGCCCAGACGGTGTCAGCGATGAAGGATCCCGACGTGCTCCACAGCACCGACGACGACGGTTGTCCGTGGTGCCCGCACGACCACAGCGCCGTGACGCCGTGCCCCGACGGCGAGTGGCTCGAGGCCGACGGGTCGGCGCTCTCTGCCGAGCTTGACCGGCTCGCCGCTGCGGTGGCCGAGCTGCCGGACGCTTGCCGGCCGCGGAGTGTCGCGTGTGGACATCTGCGCTGCCGGGCGGCGTGCCTGCTCTGGCCTGTCGGTGCGGTCGTGGTCTGGCCTGTCGGTGCGGTCGTGGTCTGGTTCTTGACGCCGCTGGCCGTGGCCGCGTTGATCGTCATCCTGTGGCTGGACCCGGCGCTGCTGTTCTGACTGCTCCCGGCCGCACGCTGGGATGGGCATCCCGTGCGGCCGGGAGTGCACCACAGCAAGCGGCCGCCCCCGGGTCCGGAAGTACCTGGGGGCGGCCTACCGACTCGACGGAGACGAGAGGGCAATGACAGAGCTTACCGACGCGGGCGGCGCGGGCGCGATTCCAGACGGCCGGAAGTTGTTGCTGGAGATCGCCAAGCTGAACCGCGAGATCCGGTGGCTGCGGCAGCGCATGCTGCCGACCTTGGTCACCGAGGAGTACCCGCGGGCCGACGACGTCGCTCCGGCGGTCTACGACGAGTTGGCGCGCGACACGTTCACCGCTGACCAGCTGGCGCGACGTGATGGCCGATGAGCGACCGGCCGACCAGGGGTCAACTCCTCGCGCAACTTGCCGACCGCTGCGACGAGGTGTCCCGCCTGCGCGCCGAGCTGGCGCGAGCGCGCGCCGAGCTGGACGACTGGCGGGAGATCTCCCGCCGACAGCTGATCCGCAACGCCGAACTGGCCCGGACGCAGATCGTGTTCGTCACCGAACCGAAGACGACACCGGCCGGCTTGCCGGCCCGGCTCGTCGAACAGCAAGCCGTCATGTACCGGCGGGCAACCAGACCGAAGGGAAGAGGCTAGTGGCCAATAACAGTGAGGGTCCGGCACGTGGTGTGATCACCGCGGCCGTGTTCAAGGTGTTCCTCGCGCGCCCCGGGTCGGTGCTGCACGTCGACGAACTGTCCGAGGTGACCGGCTACACGAAGAATCAGGTGCAGTCCTGCGTGCTGAACATGCGGCGTAGGAGCGAACACTTGATGCGCGACATCGAGGTCGTCATCAACGGTTCGGCCTGGCGGTACGTGCCGAACCGCGACCGTGCCGGCATCGAGCCGACCGCACCCCTGTCTCAGGTGGTCTCTGCGACCACCGGCCGGCCGGTCAAGCCAGCGACGGAGCGGCCGGTGAAGTCCGCGGTGAACACGGGCCGGCCGCTGTACGAGGAGCTGTTCAACGACACCGTCCGGGGTCTGCTGCTGCTGCGGTCGGAATCGGGCGGCTTGTTCATCGCTCGGCCGGTCGACATTCCCGGCTCGCTCAGCTGATGACTTCGACTGGACGCAGACGATGACCGGCCAGATCCTGGACAACACCTGGCGCACTAGCCGCCCGGAACGCGAGACCACGCTGATCACGGCCTGGACCGGCGACGGCAAGCCGCTCATCACGATCACCTGCGCCACCGACGGAACAGTCCGAATCGAGCAGCACACCAGCGACACCCTGAACGTGCGGGTGACGCGGGACGGCCCAGCCGGCTACCACTCCGAGACCAAGGAGGTGGCCGCCGGCTACAACGCGGTCACTCTCCTCGCGGGGGCGACACCGTGACGACCGAGGAGGGTCTGCGCCGCGGTGACGCGGCCGGGCGGATGGGCGACAGCTTCGACGTGCGTGGCGGGATCAAGCGTGGTCGTCGGAACTATCAGATCGGCACGGCGTTCGCGATCCTGATCGGGCATGCCGGGCATGAAGATCCGCAGGCTGCGTACGGCGAGGCGTGCGAGTGGATCGCGGATCTGCTTGCCACGTCGGGACCGGAATACCGGCGGCTGGTGGCGCTGGCTGCGGGCGTGGTGCAGATGATCGCCTTAGACGTGGCCGAGTCTCGGCCGATGCCGGTACGCGAAGACCGGAAGGAGCTACCGCAGCAATGAAGCGACACGTGCAACTCGAGTTCAACAACACCGACGGGCCAGTCAGGGTGACGGAATCGACGTTCCTCAACTGGGTGCGGGAGTACGCGAACTGCCCTGCCACCAGCAACACGAACCGTGCCGCCATCGGCCTGGCTGGTTCGAACCCGCGCGCGGTGCAACTCGACGCGGAGTTGCGCTCACTGCGCAGAGACGACCAGACATGGCAGGGCCGGGAACAGCTCGGCAAAGCCCTGCGGCTCCTGCATGAGCTGTGGCCCGAGGTCGACTTCCCGGGCTCGCCCGACCTTCCCGGCAGCCCACAGTGAGCGCGTTCACGCCGCCGATCCGGCGGGTCAACCGGGGCCGCGGGCACTCCTACGAGGATGCCCACGGCCGGAAGGTCCCCGGCGTGACCACCGTGCTCAAGTCGCTTCCGAAAGACGGGCTGATCAGCTGGGCTGCGAACGCGACCGCTGACTACGTGCTCGACAACTGGCGGCAGCTGGCCACGAGCAGGCCCAGCGAGCGGGCCGCCGCGCTGCGGCACGCCCGGTACGACGCGGTCAACAAGGCGGCCGGCAAAGGCAAGGTGATTCACTCCCTCGGTGAGCGCCTCGTCATCGGCGCCCAGGTCAACGTCCCTGATGGGCTCGAGGGATACGTCGACGGCTACGTCGACTTCCTCGACCAACACGATGTGAGTGCCGTGCACATCGAAGGGGTTGTCGCTTCCTACGACGATCCGGTGTACGCGGGCACGTTCGACCTGATAGCTGACCTCACGGCGGACCTGGGGGACGGCCCGTTCCGCTCCCGCTGGTTGCTCGACCTGAAGACCGGCAAGGGCGTGTACGGCGAGATGGCGTTGCAGCTCGCGGCCTACCGGTACGCGCCCGCGCTGTCGATCGGTGAGCGCGGCAACTGGCATGAGATCCCCATGCCGGACGTCGACAACGTCGGTGTCGTCCACCTGTCCTCACGGCAACTCTCCGACGGCACCTTCGCCGGGTCGTACCAACTTCTACCGGTCATCGCGGACCTGAACACGTTCGAGATGTTCGCCAAGGTCTATCAGCAGTGGGAGATCCTCGACGAACTGAAGCTCCTCGTCGGCGAACCTGCACTGCCGCCGTCGAAGGTGCGCCGCATGCAGCTGACCCCCGTCCCCGGCGCCATCGAGGAGTTCATCGAGGAGGCCGGCGATCACGGGTCCGTCGAAGTGGTCGGCGATGACGAGTAACCCGCCATCGGACGTCAGGATCTTCGACAACTTCATCGGCACAGCCGGTCAGTTGGCGACGTTCATGAAGTCGCTGGTGGAAGTGCAGCGAGTGATGCCGGACATCGCCAAGGGCAAGGTAGCCACGGTCGAGACGAAAGCCGGGGGCACATACACCTACGACTACGCGGACCTGTCTGACGTGTCGAAGGTGCTGCTGCCGCTGCTGACGAAGTCCGGGTTCGCGTGGTCGACCCTGCCCATGTGGGCGGACACCTCCCGGGTGGTGCTGCGGTACATGCTCGGCCACGACTCTGGCGGCGTGCTGTGGGGTGACTACCCGATCAACCTGGGTGGCTCTCCGCAGGCGGCCGGTTCGGCGATCACCTACGCGCGCCGGTACTGCCTGTGCGCGGTGGTCGGTGCCGCACCCAAGGGCGACGACGACGACGCGACTACGGCACCGCGCGGGACGGCCCAGCGGCGCACCCCAGCAGCCAAGCCCGCGGCCGCGCGGACGGCGGCCAACGCCGCCGCACCCGATGCGCAGAAGACCGCGCAGAGAACCCCCCAGGCCTCCGGCGCGTGGTCCCCCGCGCAGCGTTCGAAGATCATGGCGTCGTTCACCGACGCCGGCATCGAAGATCGCAGCGAACGGCTGGCCATCACCAGTGCCATAGTCGGCCGGTGGCTCGAGTCGTCGAACGAACTCACCCACGGCGACGCCTCGAAGGTGATCGAGACCCTCGAGGCCGTGCGAGCCAGCGGCGAGCCGTTCACCGCCTGGCAGGCCAAGCTCGTCTACCCGGAGCGCGCCAACGTGCAGAGGAACGACCAGTGAAGATCAACGAGCGTCTGCGAGGTCACCCAGTCATGAGCGCGGCGGCCGAGCTGCATGCGATCTACTCCCGGATCCCGCAGATGGAAGGCTGCGACGGTTCATGTGCCGTTGCCTGCGTGTCCGTCCCGGCCGGCCCCGGCGAGGCTGAGCAGCTCGCACAGGCCGGCGCGCGGCTCACCGGTCCACCTATGGGGGAGCTGGGCATCTGGCCTGCCGATGGCCAGCTGACGGCCGCGCCGGGGCATCGCTGCCCTGTGCTCGACCGGGCGACCAACCGGTGTACCGCGTACGAGGCCAGGCCGGCGATCTGCCGGCTCTACGGGGCGGTCCCGGAGATGCCCTGCGTGCGGGGATGCCGACCGGTCGGCGGGGTGCTGCGCACGTCGACGGCGCGGCGCATACTGCGGGCCGCGATGAGCGTCGCGGCCGACCGGACGGAGGACGGCGGGTGACTGACCTCGACAGGTACGCGGAGGGCGCGTACGAGGCGTACGCGCGGACCCTACGCACGTGGTCTGACATTGACGGGCCAGCGTGGGGGGACCTGGGAGATCTCGGTCGACTCGCGTGGCTCAACGCCGCTTACCGCGTCCTGGGCATGGAGGCAGAAGACCGTCAGGCGGCCAACAGGGAGGCACTCGACCGGGCGGTATTGAATCGGGCAGCCAACCGGGCAGGCCCGGACCGCACGTGAGCGAACGTGTAAACGCACAACCACAGACGGAGGCATGAAGTGGCAGAACGCATCGCACGCCCACCCATCCGGCTGGGCGCCGGATTCCCCGACGGCCAGCTCATGGGGGCCACCGACAAGGACGTGACCGGCTTCCTCGCCGAGAACCCCGACGGGGCGGTGATAGACCGCTACGCCCTCGTCAGGCTCGTCCGGCGGCAGACCACCCGCTCCGATGAGACCCTCGCCGAAGTCGCCATCCTGCGGGTTGCAGCCATCGAGCTGCTGCCCGACGACGTGGTGCAGCCGATCGCCGAACGCATCTCCGCGGCGGAGTGGATGGCGCAGCTACGCGCCGAGCGACTGGGGGACAACACCCTGGACTTCGCTTCCGCCGCCCAAGCCGAGTCGCTCGCGGAGATCCGCGACAAGGTGCACCTCTGGGCCAACGAGGCTGAGGTGCCGCCGGAGGAGCTGGCCGCGGAGATCCGCAAGGTCGTCCCCAACGTGCCGGACGACATCGACGTGCTGCGCGACGTCAAGGTGCTGTCGGAGTTCCTGACCATCATCCGGGAACGGGAAGACGACGAGTTCGACGCGGCCGTCGCGGCCAGCGCGCCCGGTGGCAAGACCGACGTGAAGACCCAGCGCTCGCGCAGCACCCGCGCCGGGAAGGCGCCCGAACCCGTGGACACACCGCAGTCCGAGGAGTAGACCCGCAGTCCTGGGCGCCGCACCGGTCCGGTTCCCGGTGCGGCGCCCTACCCATCTCGCCGGGGGGCGCGTCGTGGACATCTACCAGTACACCGAGTACGGCGTTGAGCTGCTCGCCGGTGAGATCGCCACCGCGGCCACCTTCGAGCAGTGCGAGCGTTACGGTCCCGCCAAATGGATCGTGCGCCGCGAAGTGATCGTCAGCATCACTGACACCGACTACGAGTACACCATCGGGCAGTGGCAGCGGCTGCCGTGAGCAGGCGGCCGACACTCGGATCCGGCGGCCGGCGCACCGCCACCTGCCCGCAGTGCGCCGCGCAGATCTACTGGGCCACCGCACCGTGGGGGAAGGTCATGCTCGAGCCTTTCCCCGACCCTGACGGGCGACTCCAGGTGGACGTATTCGGGTCAGGTCTCCTCGTGCTCGGCCCGGCCGACAAGCCGAGCAGCATCACCAAACGGTGGGAGCGGCATTCCTGCGCTGCCCGCGGAGTGCCCCGACCGAAACCGCAACCCGAACAGCTCGACCTGTTCTGAACGAGAGGCGAAGTCGTATGGCCGAAGACCCGGACGAATTCGTCGGAATGTACGAGACCGTCACGCCTGCCGCTAAGGCCGCCCTCGACCGTGTGATCCGCGGCGGCATACAGGACCTTGCGGTCGCAGACGGTCTCGTGATCGGCATCTATCGCAACTTCGGGCTAGCCGGCACGTTCGCCGCGGTCGTCTACTGGACGGGGGCGATGCTGGACGTACTCCTGCCGTTCGGTCCCGGGTCCGGCATGTGGGCATCGGGATGGGGAGATGGCCAGCGCGGAATCATCGATACTGACTTGCTCAGCCCACATCAGAGAGCGCTGCAATTCTTCGTGAGCGCCCGCATCAACGGCGACGAAGACACGATGACGGCCGTAATGGAGACGGTCCTCTCGGAAGGCCCGGAATCGTTCGGCGAATTCATCGCGGTCACCCTCAACGGGTGCGCGAGCACCATTCGGAGATTCGCTCCACAGGGTCCATCCACACCTGGGGAGGACGCTCGGTGAGGTGGGTCAAGCTCGACCCGGCCATGTTCGAGAACCCCCAGGTGCGACAGCTCAGCGACAAGGCGTTCCGGATGTACGTGCAGGCGATCTTGTGGACAGCCTACTACCAGCGTGACGGCATCGTCACGGAGAGCGCTGTCTCGTCCCTGCTCGGCCGACGCAAGTGGCGCATGGTTGTCGCGGAGCTGCACGCCGCGGGCTTGATCCACTTCGCTGGCGAACCCTGCGATTCGTGCGACGAGGATGTACGAATCCGCAGATTGAAGGTTCTTCAATCTGGAGATTGGCACATTCACGAATACCTCCGATTCAACCTGTCGAATCACGAGATTCGACGGCGTCAAGAACGCGACAGGGGGTACAAGAAGCGCAGGTCAGAGCGCCGCTCTAGCCCGGATGGCCCAACGACTTTCCGATCGGAAGTTCCGATCGGAAAAAACGTCTCGACAGAACAACATGAACGCGCGCCCGCACCTACGACGAACTACAACTACCCGCTTACTCACGCTGACAGCCCCCCCTCTTGTACCGGCACGGACGCGCGAGATGGGGGGAATGCAACCCCATCGCACCTCGACGACCTGATCGCCACTGTCCGCGGCGTACGTCCGTTCTGGTCACCGAAAGACATCGCCCGTGCCGCCGACGCCTGCGCCGCCACCGGACGTACCCCCCAGGACACGCTTGCGGCACTCCTGCGGGTTGCGGTGGATCCGCGCACTAGCCACCCGAATCGGGTGGTCGCCGACGGGCCCTGGTGGCGACCCATCACCGACCACGGCGAGACCGAGTCGAAATCCGATGCCCGAATTCGCCGGACCATCGCGCTCGGCGAACGGCTCGAACGGGAACGGCTCGAACGCGAAGCGCTCGAACGCCGGGCCGGAATGCGTGCCCTGGACGGAGGAACCGAATGACCGAACAGCAGGTCGCACTCGTACTGGCCAAAGTCCAGGCATTCGACAACCGCGATATCGGCGAAGGCGTGGTGCACGCATGGTTCGAGGCGCTAGGTGACCTCGACTTCGCTGAATGCCTGCGGGCCGTTACATTCCACTTCGCCGAATCCAAGGAATGGCTCATGCCGGCGCACATTCGAGAGATCGTCGCGCCAGCCCCATCACGCCTTCCCTCGGCGCGTTCTTTGAGCGACCACTTCGCCGACTGGCCGGAGGCCGACAAGGCCGGGCCCGGCTACCGCGAATTCCTGGACGCCAAAGCCGCGCTCGACCACCGCGGCCCGGACCCGGCCGCCGCGCCGGAGCGCGACCCGGTGCGGGCCCGGGCGCTCGACCGGGCCCGGCGCGAGCGTCCCGCCACCCCGTGGGCAGCCCACCGCGGGTTCGCACGCTCAAACCCCTCGACAGACGGCCCGGAAGAGGCCGTACCATCCAAGGACACCGGCCGGCCCTAGTTCGTGTCCCAGTTTCAGTTCTGGAGGGCGGCGAACGGGCACCAGCCGGCGACGGAGACCCGGAGGAGCCATGACGACGCGCGGACGCGACCCGGCCAACCACTACAAGCCGCGATGCAGGACATGCGGGACAACATGGACAGGGCAAGCTGTCTGCCACTGCGGGGCCTGCCACGAGAGCTTCACCAGCCTCAGCGCCTTCGACGCGCACCAGATCGGCGAACACTGCGCCCGGATCCGGGAAAACCAGGGCGGCAATACCGCGCAACTCGTCCGCGCCGACGGCCGCAAAATGCCACTCATTCGAAGCGGAAGAAACCTCTGGCACTATCCCGGCAGAGAGCCGACACCATGAGCTACATACTCGGAATCGACCCGTCCCTCACCGGCACCGGCGTCGCCACCCGCTACCGGTCCACCCGCATCGATGTCCGGCACATCCAAGTCGAAGGACGCCAGCTGCACACCCTGCTCCGCCGCCGGTGGATCTGCGGCACCATCACCGACCGCTGGCTCACCGGCGTCCGCCTCGCCGTCATCGAAGGCATGTACCCACGCATGCAGTCCGGCCAACACGACCGCGCCGCGCTCCACGGAGACATCGTCGACAAACTTGACAGGCGTGGCATCCACGTGGTCACCGTCCCGCCCACCGTGCTCAAGCAGTACGCCACCGGCAACGGCGCCGCCCGCAAGGACGACATGATCAGACAGGCCCTGCTGCTCCAACTCGGCGCGCCCGCCACCGACGACGAGGCCGACGCGCTCTGGCTCTGCGCCCTCGGACACGAACTCGCCGGAGACCGCATCGTCCAACTGCCCGCCGCGCAGATCGCCGTTGCCGGCAACCTCAGCGACGACGCATGGCTACGAGGCCGGCCCGACGACCTGCAGGCCAGCCGATGACCGAACAGACCCTGGGCTACCTGCTCGTGGTCAGCCTCGTCGCCGTCGGCGCGGTTCTGCTCTTCGACGCCGCCGTCTGGCTTGGCACCGCGCTCTACCGGCTCATCTCCGGCGAGCGGCACGTTCCGCGCTACCGCGGCGAACACCGGAAGGGACGACACCGCGCATGATCCGGCTACGTGTGCAGGCGGTACAGGCGTCGTTGCCGAGCACGTCCACGGTGACCGGGGTGTCCACCGCGGTGTCATCCCGGGCGACCGGCGCGACCGTGACCGTCACCGCCGTGGTGGCGAAGGACGCGGAGCAGTGGATCTACTGGTACGAGGTGTACGACCACTACAGCGGGGACAGCCTCGTTACCGGCACCAGACTCGCATGGCGACCCACCCTGGAAGCTGGCATCGCGGCACGCAACGCCCTCGCCTTCCCTGGCCCCGCGATATGAACACGAACGTCGTGATACTTGACGGCGGTCCCGAAGATGGCCGGGAGTTCCAACTCACCTTCGCCGCACCCGCGTACCTCAGCGTGCCCGAACGACGCGTGACCCAACTCTCGCCGGAGATCACCTATGTGTGGACAGCGACGACACACACATACCTCCGCCGTGGCACCGACCGGCACGGACGGACCCACTACCTCTACCAACCGACGCTGCTGAACGGCTCACTCTGCCGGTACTGCGGGCACTGGCCCATCGATCACCGCTACGCCGAACCGGCCATGCAGTGCCACCAATGCCCCAACGGGCTCTGCGAGCCGCGCGAACACGACAAGACGGAGAACCCACGATGACCGGCGGCGAACAGCTCGCCGACGCGGCCCGCCAGATCAACTGGAGCCGCTGGCCACGCATCGAACTACCCCACCCACCCGCCGCCATCTACTGGATCGCCGTAGCCCCCCAACTACTCGGCGAACTACGCAAGACCCCCATCGTCGGCATCCTCTACACCGGCCAGCTCGCCGAAGTCGCCGAACGCGGATTCATCTGCGTCCAGATCATCGACCTGGGAGCGCGCGAACACATCGACCCAGCCACCATCTGCGAACTTGACCTGACCGTTCAGCAAGACACAGGCGGCCGGCAGACCGTCACCGTAACCGGCCGGCGCATCCTCGGCAGACTGGGGTAACCTCGACAGCGCACCCGCCGGTACGGGCTCGCAGTCCGGGTTGGCCAAAGCCCCTGGGAACCTTGCAAGGACCCAGGGGCTTCACCATGCCCAGCTCAGACCGGATACTGCGTGTCCGGGTGCGCCGGGCAGCCGGTCACGAACGTCCCATGATCGAACCGTTGGCAGGCACTCTCGGTGGAGAAAGCCATCGCCGCGACCGCGGCGCCTACCTGGTACGTGTCTTCGCCGGTCAGCGCGGCATACATCGCCAGCGCCCCCGCGTAGCGCTCCTTGCGGACGCGGATCTCCCGCGGGTTCGTCGCATAGCCAATCTCACGGTGCATCGTGTCGAGCATCTTCATTGCCACTGCCTTGTCGTCCATCTCGGTCTCCCTCTGCCGTCTCCGTCGGTGCCTTACATCAGGAAGCATGACACGTGCAAACGTGCCGTGTCAAGTAATCTGACAGTGTGGTGGCCACGCGGCCCGCGTAACATCGCACACGGCCGGACGCTGGCCGGGTCTTCAACGTGATCCGTAGGTGCCAAGCCAGTGAGGTCCGATTGCAGGCTCTGGGCCGTTCACCCCAAGTGCTGGGTGGGCGGCCCTTAGCCTTGCCACATGGCCAAGATGCTCGGCAAAGCCGCATGGTGGCGAGTGCGCTGCTCCTGCTGCAACCCGGCCCGCACGCACGGCCAGCAACGCCAACGCGAACGTCAAGCATGGCGACGGGACTGGGCGTGAAGCGCAAGTACCCCAGCCGGCACGACGACATCCGGGCCGCATGGACGCCGCGCGTAAGCACCGGCAACGTCCTCTGCCAAGAGGTGGTGTGCCTCTACTCGGACAGGCGGATACTGCCGGGCATGGCGTGGGATCTCGCGCACAACGAAGACGGCACCACCTACCGCGGGCCCGCACACGCCAAATGCAACCGGTCCGAAGGGGCACGGCGCAGGCAGCGTCAACTAGGCCGACGCTCCCCCAAGCGCCAAGGTCTCATCGTCGACACAGTGAACGAGTGGTGATCATGTGGCATCGTTCAATATCACCCAGTGTAACTGTCGTCGCTGCACTGTGCGTAAGCAGCTCCGCCTTGATCGCATGGGTAACAGCCATGCTGTCACTACTAGGCGTAGGTCCACACTGGCTATGGGTAAGCCTGTGCATGACGACAGGCATCCTGTTGATGCTCGCATGCACCATCGTGTGGCGAGAAGACATCAGTCACCGACGGTGACGACAACTCGGACATTGCGGGAATTTTTTCTAGGGGGCGCCGGACA